GGGCGGCCTTGACGTGCTCAGCGACTATCGGGTCGCCATCGTGGCTGGTGCCGCCCTCGCGGATGGCGGTCCGCCAGCGCGACACGACCGGGGCGAAGCGGCGCGCCGAGTTGGTGTCGAGGGCCAGCACGATCTCCTCCCCGTACAGCTGCTGCCACTCGTTGACCTCGGTCTCCCACTTCCACGGGTCGCAGTAGAACTTGCCGACCTGGTAGCGGGCCAGCGCGGCGGCCACCGTGTCGCGGACCTCGGTGCGCGGGACGCGCCACTCGGTGCCCGGATGTGCGGCCTGCCAGACCAGCATGTCGGGCCCCGTCGGACGCACCCAGGCGCCCAGCGTGAAGCGGTAGCCGTCGGCGGTGCAGCCGCGCAGGACGCTGGCGTCCTGGCTGATCGAGCCGTCGAAGCCCATCCCGATCGGCGTGCCCGCCTCGACCTCGTGTGGATGAGCCTGCGCGTCCCAGACCTCCGGCTCCACCGCATGGCCGGCTCCGGGGACGAGCTCGTTGCCGAAGAAGCGGCGCGCCTGCTGAGGGTCCTTCTCGAGCAGGTCGATCGCCTCGGCCTCGATCGCGTCCAGGTCGACGTGGCCGGGCGGGTCATGCTCGCGCCGCGTGTCGTCGGGGTAGACCAGCTTCAGGATCTTGCGTCGCTCGCGCTTATCGGCGAAGCTCAGGTTCTTCGGCGGCTGGGCGAACTGGCGGTACACGTCGGTGGCGGCCGACTCGAACTCGCGCTGAGCCACCGATCGCTCGGCGGGATCCCAGGCGTTGGTGGTCAGGCTGGCGCGCCCACCCATGCCGGCCAGGTTGCGGTACTGGGTGTCGGCGACCTTCTCCATCTTGTTGAGGCGGGTCCACAGCCCTAGCTCGTCCTGCGGCGCGAAGGTGATGCGCTGGCCGAGGCGGCTCTGGTTCGAGCTGGTGACGGTGTCGATGCGGCCGCCGTGGGGCAGCCGAATGAACTCCTCGCCGGTGTGCGGGATGAGGTCGGCCAGCGGTCCGAGCTCGATCATCGGGCGCAGCGCGTCGTAGGTGTTCTCGGTGCTGTCCTCGGAAAAGGCGGTGATCTGGATCAGCGGCGTCGGCCAGGCCATGCCCTTCGGCTCACCGAGCTCGTAGGCGTACTCCCAGCCGCAGCGACAGCCATGGTCGCGGCAGGCGTAGCCCTCGTCGCGCCCCGCGCGCCCGGCGAAGAGCGCCGGCCCGACCCCCTCGAGGCAGATCTGGGCGGCGATCAGCGGGTTCTTGCCGACCTTCTGCGGGCCGACCAGCAGGCCGCGGCGGTAGACGAAGGCGGGCCCCGTGACCGGATGGCTGGGGATCCATGGCGCGTCGCCGCGGACCAGGTAGAAGTGCTGCAGGTACTCGCCCTGCATGCGATACAGCAGGAACGGCGCGCCGCGGCGGAAGCCGTCGGGCACCACGCAGTGACGCTCGATCCAGTCGAGCGCGATCCACATGGTGCGCGGCTCGGTGCGGGCAGTCATGCCAGCGCCGCCATGTCGTCAGGGATCGGGACCAGCTCGTACCTGCCGGTCAGGTCGACGAACTCGTCGGCCTTGATGACCACCAGCTGCTTACCCGGCCAGTGGTGCTCGAAGTTGTCTGCGAGCTGTCGCACGTCATCGAGCCTGATGTCATAGTCGATCAGGTAAGCGAAGTGATCGTCGTCGAGGCGCACGAACTTGCTCACGCGAACACCACCCGGCCCGGCCCGCAGAACTCGTCGTGATTGCCGTGGCGGAGGAACATGAACACGAAGGAGCTGCGCGGCTGACGCGGGCACCTTGGGTGCCAGTGCACCTGCCGCTCGCCGGTCGTGGCGTCGTAGGTGCCATGGTCGACGACGACGAGCTCCAGCTGGCGACCGCAGGCATGGCAGAAGGAGGGCTTGTCACCTGGCTGGTGATCGAACCGATCGAAGGGTCGAGGCTCAGCCACGCCAGCCGCCCTTGCCCGGCTGCCAGATGTCCGGCTTGGCGCCGACCTCGCGCAGCTCCCAGTGCGAGCCTGGCTCCATCACGATCGGGTGCCAGCCCTGCTGCGCGGTGTCGACCAGCAGGATGGTGGCCACGCCGTCAGGCCCACCGGTCAGCTCGATCGAGGAGCCCGGGCCGAGGACGATCCCGTCGAGCAGCGGCAGCGTGACGATCGGCTTGACGGCCTGCTGCTCGGCGACGCGGTCGATGGCCTGCTCGATCGGCGAGGCGACCACGGAGCGCAGCTGGCGCTCGGCCACCATCCGTCGCTGGGGGGAGCGCACCCTAGCCACCGGGGCTTACCAGCTTGAGGCGGGTACGAGCTGACGGGGCCTCGGTGCCGGTGGGGCGGCGCTCCGCCGGCGCGGCCGCCTCCGGGTCGTCGATGGTCCACTGCTTGGAGCGGCCCAGCGCGCCGGCCAGACCGAGGGCCTCCATGTACTGGCGCACCAGGGTCTGCAGGTTGACGGCGGCGCGCGGGCGCTCGGCGTGGCGCATGGCTCGCACCAGCAGGGCGACGGCGTACTCCTCGTGCTGCGCCTCCCACACGATCGCCTGCGGCGTGCGCCACAGGGCGGCCCACAGGGTGAGCTCGCGGCGCGATGGCTTGGTCAGCGGCCAGTCCGGCGGATCACCGGAGCGTCCGGCTGCTGGCAGTCGCAGCCAGTCGCCGTGATCCCGCTCCCGGCGCAGGGCGTTGGGGTCGGGCGCGGGACCTGACCGTGAGCGAGCGCCGCCTCTGGTCAAGCTGCGCACCATGGGGGGGAGGGGTGACGACGTAAATCGAGGAGGCCCCCCGCTAACTGGCTCACCCCTGCCGATAGTGGGCCGGGTTCAGAACTCCGGGCGCTGCGTCTGAACGTCACGGCTCGCGGTCCTGGAGCGAGCTGTTGCAGTGGCGGCAGGCCGGCACCAGCGGGCCTCGCCCGCGACCTCGCGCGATCGGCACCACGTGCTGGGCCGTGTCGGCGATGCCGGTGCAGCCCGGCAGCTTCAGCTCGCAGGGGCGTCCGTACAGCGACCTCGCCGCCCGCCGGTAGGCCGGATCGGTGTATGGCGCGCGCCGCTTCGCCTCGCAGCTCGCGCAGTAGCTGCCGCGCGTCGGGCGGCCACAGCCGAGACATTCGCGCTTCAGTGCGGCGATGCCGGGGTCGGTCCATCCGCCCCGGCCGCTGCCGCTTGCGAGTGCGTGCCCGGGCACCGGGCTGCTGCTCGCTGTGCCATCGGCGTCATCCGACGCCTCCGCCCTCGATCGCCACCGGACCCGGAGGCGAGGGTTGAATCTCGACCTGGTCCTCGCTGCCTTCGACCTTGACCACTGATCCCGCGGGTAGCGTCGGGTTGGCGACCGGCGTCACCGCCGCCTTCTGCAGGTTGGCCGCGAACTGCACCACGCCGGCCGAGACGAGGATCTGCGCCACGATGCGCACCACGGTGATTAGCGCGTCCTGGAGCTCGGGCGACATGGCCACCCCGAGCGCGACGACCAACTGGATCACGGCAGCGGCCAGCGGCTCGGCCGACAGCGTGATCGCCGACAGCACGAGCATCAGGACGACGGCGACGCTCTGGACTGGCCTGCCTGGATCGACGATCTTCATCAGACCAGCTCCCCGACTGTGAAGAGCAGCAGGCCGAGTGGAACCAGTGCCACCACCGGCAGGCCAACGCCGAAGGCGGCGAGGGCGAAGCAGATGGCGGCGGCTAGCTTGAAGGCGCGACTCATTCCTATCATCAGATCCTCCTTAGCCCTCCTCAATCGTTCGCAACATCGGCGGCGAAGGCCGCCGTCTTGGCCTTGACGCCAAGCAGCCGCTTGTTGAGCGTGTCGAAGTCGGCCTGCGGCACACCGCTCGACTCGATCAGGCTCAGGGCGTTCAGCACGCTCTCGTGCATGTAGCCGAACTGGCGGACGGTGCCGACGTTGCCCCACCCGCCATACCACAGCTTCGAGGTCCCGACCGTCGTGCCCTCCACCGACCAGTCGGGGAAGAAGGCCACGCCCGTGTCGAACTCGGCCAGGACGTTGTCGGCCTTGACGAAGGGGCTGGACCGGAAGCGGGTGTTGTCGCCCTTGACCGTCGTCTTCCGATTGATGACCCGTTTGGGGTTGGCTCCCTGTAGCACGTCGTCCTCCGTCGCTCCGTTCTGTCGCAGCAGCGGCCACCAGTCGATCTCGACCCCGTTGCGCTTCATGCCGCCGTGTAGGTGGCAGGCGCTGGCGCCGATCTTGTCGATGGTCCCCAGCTGGTAGCCCTCCGGCACCGCCTGGCCGAGCGCCAGGCCGGCCCTGATCCTCAGATGAGCGGCTCCGCTCTCGTAGTCGGCCCCATCACTCAGCACGCCGTGTCCGACCCGCACGATGCTGGCATCGGCAGAAGCCGATGATCCGATCACGCCTGGCCGGATGTAGCTGATCCTGCCCGCCTTCATGGCCAGCACCGGCTTACCGCAGGTTCCATCGCCGATGTCGATGCCCTGCGTCGGTGGGTTGCGCGCCTCGTGGCAGGCGAAGTCGCAGGTCACTCGGAAGTCGCCGAGGATGTAGGGCGAGCCGGGTGGGCGGATGACGGCCTGAGCGACG